GTCGTAGTCTAGCATGACTCGGTAGGGCGCACCATGGGTTGCAGATTCTAGTCGGTTGTGCATTCCGACATATCCGTAGTTGCCAGGGTTCAGGATAGAAAAACGGCCTGCCCACTCTCTTTCAACAGATGATAGTATATGTTCGAAACCAATATACGACCATGTGTCACAAGCTAGTAACAGTCGGGTCTTTCCATGTTCGAGCTTCGCAGCACGACTGGCAATAACATCACCTCTCCATTCTCCCAGTTCTTTGGCAGAATAGTTTTCAGCGACCACACGTCGATGGACGCGGGCGAAAGGCAATGCGCGCGCACGGCTTTTGATTCCGGTGGCAAGCTCCTCATTTCCTGGGGAGTGTGCACCGTTAACAAACCATGCCCACCGTCTGCCGAGCATGACGTCGATAGGCTCGAGCTCGAGCTGCTTGTTGGCCAGCTCTTCGCGATAAACCTCTCGAATGCATTCACGCAGACGGGTTTGATCATATTTCACGCAGTTATCTTCAACCCAGTGCTCAGTGCAACGTTCAAACGTCTCACTAGTTGTGTCAATAGTTCCGATACCGCGCCCACTTAGGACATTCAGTTCGCAGAGAAGAGCTCCTTTCCTGGTGGAGTTCCACCCGAGGCTCTTGACAACCACATTCAGGCTCTTGGCCTCACTGGGGTCGGTAATCGCTGCGACTGCGATAGGCAATGCTCGAGGTCCTAAGGTCGAGTATGCCCCTGCAGCGTAGAGTATGGCTGCAGCCACTGAATCGTTCGGATAGCCGCGCAAGAGATAAAACCATCTTGCGAACATCCGGCCGACTGCCGTTCCCATGGTTTCAGCCACACTTAATAGTGCGCTCTCGGCAAAGATGTTGGTCTTTACGAGAGCTTCACCGTATGATTTAACCACTGGGAAGATATTTAGATCCTTTATTTCTTTCTTGCTACGGGTAGGATCTGCTAGGACCTGTAGCATTAACATATAGCTCCTGTCAATTTCATGGTCTTTAGGAGCTTCAAGACGCATGGACCTAGTGAATAGGTCGATTAGCTGCTCGGTCTTCTCACCAGAACATTCAGTCTGTAGAGGGGCGTTGCAACAAAGCATAGATAGTGCTTCTGATCGTAGTGAGTGGGAGTGTTCAGAAGCACGCATAACGTACTCCCACTGGGCAGATGTTTCTTCGGGGAAACCAGGCGGGGTCTGACCCAGCACAGCCTGGAGTGAGCGGCCCAACTTACCAAGTTCGGCAGCTCGTTCCCTCATCCGACACATTATGATTGGCCGGCCTCAGCACTATCTGCTGGAGGCGGGCCTGTCGGGGGCGTCGGGATTGTGGCCGCGCTGGCTGCAACCCGGGCGTCTTGGGAACGCACAGGGCCGCTGCTCGACGCGTGTTCGACCACCGGGGTGAGGATGTTGCCAGGTGCTACTGAGACAGTGGACGCGGCAGGTGGGGGTTGAGCGATGATGGCGATTGGACGCGGGGCACGAGTTGTA